ATGAAGGCCAGCGACATGAGGCCGGCGGTGATCATGCCGATCGCCGCGCCCTGGGCGATGTTGTCGCCGAAGCCCATGAAGACGCGCGAGGGCGACTTGATGCCGAGGGTGTCGGCGAACCAGCCCTTGATGCTGGAGCCGAAGGAGACGATGCTGTCGCGGGCGGCGGTGAGCTTGGACGTGACGCCATTCACCAGCCCGTTGATCAGGTCGGCGCCGGCCGCGAAGAACTGGTTCTTCACGCCCTTCAGCCAGTTCCATCCGGCCATCACTGCGCCCTTCACCTTGTCCCAGTTCTTCCACACCAGGTAGGCGGCCACGCCAATCGCGGTGACCGCCAAGCCGATGGGATTCAACAGCATGGCCCGGCCGAGCCACAGCACGGCCTGCCCAGCGAGCCGCAAACCGGGCACCAGATTGCCGACCAGCAGCCGCCCGAGGAACAAGGCGCCTCGGCCGACAAGCATCAGCGGGGCGCCGAAGGTCATCAGAAGACCCTGACCGAACGGCACCAGAAAGCGACCGACCGCCAGGATGCCGCCACCGATGGAGCGCAAGCCGGCGATCGCGGGAGCGAAGCGGCCGGCCTGCCACATGCCTTGGAGATACGTCCATTTGCCCGACAGTGCCGTGATGGACGTGCGCAGGGCGTTGAACGGCGAGAGCACCAGGTTGATGCCGTACTTGATGCCGATGAAGGCCATCTTGCCGGCGAGCAGGCCGCCGACCAGGCCGATCACGCCCTTGATCAGGCCGGGGTGTTCCTTGGCCCAGTCGCCGAAGGCTTTGATTCCGGGCTTCAGTTCCTGCAACAGTTCGGTCAGCGGCGGCAGCAGCGCGTCGCCGATGGTGATGCCGATGTCCATCACGCCGATCTTGAACGCCTTGAACTGCTCGGTGGCGCCTTCCATGCGCTTCTTGAAGTCGGCGTCGAGCAGCCCCTTGTCGCCGGCATCCATCGAGCCTTGCTTGATGTCCTTCATCTCGCCCTGGTTGGCAATCGCCGGGCGGATGAACGACATGGCCTGCATGTCCTGGAACAGCTCGCCCAGCTTGTAGGCTTCCGACAGGCGCTGCAGCGCGGCCTCGCGTTCCTTATCGTCCTTGATGGCCATCGCCTGCTGGAACTGGCCGGCGGCTGCCGGCCCCTTGGACTGCATGTACTGCGTGATGATGGCCAGCATGGACTGCACCGGCGTCAGCCCTTGGGCGCGCAGGTTCATCATGCTGCCCTTGAGGTCGATGCCGGCCTTCTCGAAGTCCTTGAGCGTGTCCGGGGCGGTGATCTTCTGCAGGAAGTTCTTGAAGTTGTTGGCCGCCTCATCGTTCGAGCCGGCGCCCTTGCGGGCGATCTGCAGGGCGGCACCGATCTCGGCGACGGCTTCCTTGCCAGTCACACCGAGCGCCTGGAAGGACGGCGACAGGGCCGGGAGCCACTTGGCCATGTCGCGGATTTCAAACTGGCCGCGCTTGCCCGCGTAGGCCAGCATGTTGAGCGCGCCCTCGAAGCCTTCCTCGCCGACCTTGAGGTTGTCCTTCAGGGCGATGGCCACACTGCCCAGGTCGTCCATGCTGGCGCGGGTCGCCGTGGCCGCCTTGGCCATGATCGGGGCGTAATACTCCAGCGCCTTCGCGTCCTGAATGCCACCCGCCACCAGCACGCCGAGGCCCCGGCCGATCTCGGCCTGGGTCTGGTTCCATCGGGTGGCCGATTCGCGGACGGTACCGCTGATCCTGGCCTCTTCGGCCTTGGTGAATTCGCCAGTAATGGCGATGTCCCGCATCTGGTCCTGGAAGCCGGCTGCCAAGCGAACTGACTGCACCACCGGGGCGCCCAGGGCGATAGCCGTGCCGGCTGTCTCCATCGCCTGGCCACGCAGATCGGCGCGGGCTGCCTTGAGCGCCTCGCCCCGCGCCATGCTGGCCGCCAGCTTCTCCTGCTTGGCGCGAAGCTGATCGATGGTCTGGCCGAGCCGTTCATACTGGCGGCGCAGCTCGCCCACGTTGCGGGTGGGATGCGACATGGCGCGCGCCATGACCTCGCCCAGTCGGGCGTGCTTGACGCGCAATTCGTCGGCCGCCTGGCCGAGCTTCAACGAGGTGCCGCGCGCCGAGGCGAAGGCGGCCTGGAAGGTGCCGGACAGCACCGCGCCGATCTTGACCCCTACGAGCAGTTCATTGGCCATGCCGTTTTGCCTTTTGCTATCCTAGAAACATGTTTGAAAAAACCGCCCTCACTACCGCCAAGACGCTCTACTGGCTGGCCATCGGCAGCGGTGCCGCGTGGCTTGCCTGGGTGTGCTTCGCGCACTTGCCGTTCTGGGCGGCGCTTTTCCTCTTCCCCTTCGCGCTCGCCCTGGCGGCGATGGCCGGCGCGCCCCTGGCGGCCGGCGCTTCCTTCATCGGCGGTTTGCTGGTGGCCGTGGTGGTGTTCATCGGCCGTAAAGCGACTGCATCATCTCGTTCCGGCGCTTGACCTCGCGCTCGGCGACCCCGATCCAGAACCAGTAGTCCTCCATGTCGAGGCCGTCGATCTCGGACGGCTGAATGCGCAGGACCGTGAGCAGCACTTCGTCCAGCGGCCGCAGCGCTTCGTCAGTTGTCCACCATGCTGCGAAAGGTGTCGGTCAGCGCCTTCGAGTCGGCCAGGTCGAGCTGGTCGATGTCTTCCAGCGTCAGGCCGGTGATCTGGGCAAACAGGAAGTCTTCCTGCTCCCCTTCGTCCTTGCTGTACTTGGTGGCGGCCTTCATGTCGGCGCGCTTGGCGCGGCGGACGGTGAGCTTCTCGATGCGCTGGCCGGCAGCGTTGGTGAACGGGTGCTTGAGGGTGAGTTCCATGAGGCTTCCTTCGCGTGGGTTGAAAAACAAGGATGTACGCGAAGGATTGTCGGCTGGCGCCGAGCGCGGGTCAGTTAAACGGCTTTAACAAATGAAAAGGCCCACCGAAGTGGGCCTGCAGGGGGAAGCGGTTAAGGCTCAGCCGCCGATATTGCTGCGGTAGTCGGCCAGCATGTCCTCGCCGCCGACGCGGAAGATGTTGGCCATGTAGTCCAGCTCCAGCACCTCGTCGCCATCGACCACCTGCTTGATGTAGGTCGCTCCGAACGCCGAGCTGAATTCGGCGTTGTCGTGCTGCTTGTAGGTGCCGAGCGGGTTCTTCTTGAACATCACGGTCAGGAAGGTGACCAGGCTCACCTCCTGGATGCGGCCCTGGGCGCCGTAGGTCTCGATGCTGGAGCGGCACTGCAGCTGTACCGCCTTGAACGGGTTGGCCACGGTCTTGGCCACGTCCTTGTATAGCTAGTTCCACTTGATCTCGCCCTCCAGCTTGTCGAAGCCTGCCGGCAGCTCGATCTTGCCGACCATGCCGAGCGCCTTGTGCTCCTGCATGATGGCCGAGATGTCGGGCAGCTTGATCTCCTCGGCGCGGCCGAGCAGCGAATTGCCGTTCACGTAGATGTTGGCGTTGGTGATGCGGTTGATCTCGATCTTGCCGGCCATGATCAAGCCTCCCGCAGAGCCGCCTCAAGGGCAGGCTTCGCCCCCTCGGGGGGCAGCGAACGAATGTGAGCGTGGGGGTTCATCAGTTTCCTCCCTTCAGGGTCAGCAGGTATTCCGAGGTGATCTCGGTCTCAAACGTCAGGCGCTCCAAGGGCGGCGGCGGGGTGTACTTGTAGCTGATCAGCAGGTGCCCGTTGGCCAGCTCGGTCTCCTCGTTGCGCGCCGGGTCGAACCACGCCTTGAAGCCCAGCAGCGCGCCGTCGCCGATCAGCTTGCGGCCGTAGCCGTTCACCGACTCCACCAGGGCGTCGATCAACGCCTGGTTGATCGGCATGTCGATGAACTGCTGGCTGAAGTAGCGCAGCGACTCGTTGATCACGTCGCCGGTGCGGCGGACGTTCTCGAAGTTGCGCATGTGGCTGACGGTCGGCCAGGCGGCGGTGCGGTTGCCCCACAGCCGGAAGCCCGAGCCGTAGCTGGAGAACACGGTGGTGATGCCCTGCTCGTTGAGCAGGTTCACCTCGGACTGCGGGTCGTCGATCATCGCCGAGAGCTGGCGCTCGACGCCGATCACCCCGGCCAGCTCCTGGTTGGAGCTGGCCCACCAGAACCCCTTGACCAGATCGACCTTGGCGCGCAGGCCGGCGGCGCGCGCCGACAACGGCTCCAGGCGCTCGGCGTTGAGCACCGGGTCATACACCTTCACGTGCGGGTAGCACAGGCGCACGCGGTCGCTGGACGTATTGAAGTTGATGGTGCCGGCCGGGCCGCGACCCGCCAGCGCCTGGGCGTAGGTGGTGCCGATCGGCGCGTCGATGTAGGCCACCGCATCCAGCTGGTCGGCCATCGCGATCAGTTCGACCGCCACCGAGTTCTGCGTGCAGAAGGCCGGGGCGATCAGAATCTTGGCGAAGAAGCCGAACAGGTTGTAGGTGTCCTTGAGCGCCTTGAGACCCGTGCGCACGCCCGCCGCATTGACGGTGCCGATGATGTCCGCTGCCGTGACTTTGGTCGGGTCGGCGTAGTCGTAGCTGGCCTTGACGCTGGCGCCGGCCACGATGCTTCCGCCCTTGACGCGGGTCAGCTCGCCGGTGAGCGTGTCGACCGTGTAGTCGGTGCCGAGCACGTAGGTGGTCGCTCCGTCGTTGCTCTTCAGCACAAGGGCGGCGACGGCGCCGTGGGCCAGTTTCACGCGGTCGGTGGAGGCGTTGAAGGTGATGGCCTCACTGGCGACGGCCGTCTTGTGGATCGCCGGGTCGAGCACGTTGATCACGATCACCGTGCCAGCGCCATGGTCGTAGATCGCGTCCAGCGCCTGCGGGATGGTGAAGCCCGGAAGCTGCGAGCCGAACGCGGCTGCGTCCTTTTCGGACAGCGTCAGGGTGGCCAGATTGACCGCGCCGATCGGCGCGGTGCCGATCAGGCCGATTACGGGCGACTTCACCGTGCGAACGGGACGCGGGCCGCGCTCGACCTCGATGGTTTCTACGCCATGCAAGTAGTTTGCAGCCATCGCTTATGCTCCTTTCGCTGCGGATTCATCAGTGCCGGCGCTGGTGCGCGCCGACGTCTTGGTGGCCGGCCGGGACTGGGAACTGAGCGGGGTCAGGTGGCCCAGAGCCAGCAGGGTCTTGGTGTACTCGTGCTCTTCCGGCAGATCGACTTCGGCGCCGGTGTGGAGCATCACTTCCTGGGCGCTTTTGTCTTCTGCGCCCTTTTGCAGCGTCACGCCGCTGGTCGGCCCGCTGTAACGGTATTTCATGGGTTCTCCTCGTAAGTAACCAGGGTCAGGGGTGTTTCGGTGTTGACGTCGGCGTCCTCGACCAGCATCGCCTCGGTGGCTACATCCACGGCGTACTGCCAAAGGCCGGCCGTCTCGCCCAGGAACTTCTCGGACATGGCCCAGACCTTGCGGCAGTCCGGCGGGCGGAAGCCCACCAGCGCCTGGCGCACCGCATCCACCACGTCGACGGCGCCGCCCTTGCCGTTGAGCTGGCGCAGGACCACCGTGACCGACAGCTTCACGGTGCGCGGCTGAGCGATGTAGGTGACATCGACGGTCGTGGCGAACTGGCTCCCCAGGTAGCTCACCAGGAGTGCGCCCCTGGGGTGGTTGAGCCGGTATTCCGCCGGCCGGTCGGGGAAATACTCAACCGCCAGCTGGGGGAGCTTCACCTTCAGGCGCTCCACCACGGCGTCGATGATCTGCAGGGTGGTGGCCATCAGTAGCGATCCAGCAGGTCAGAGCCGAAGCGGCGCGGACGCGCCCGCACCTTCATCTCGCCTGGCTCCGGGGCGGCTTCCCCGGTCGGCACGCCGATGGTCAGCTTGGCGTCGCGGATGGCCTCCAGCATCTGCAGGGCGGACTTGTAGGTG